ATGGATGACACCGAAATCACCCGGTTCCGCGCCCTCATAGAAGCGCAGCTTGCCGATCTCGAGGAAGAAAACGCGCTCGGGCGCGAGGGTCAGGGGGTGGTGACGCTGGACCAGCAATCGGTCGGGCGGCTGAGCCGGATGGACGCGTTGCAGAATCAGGCGATGGCCAAGGCCACGCAGGTCCGGCGCGATGCGCTGGAGCGCCGGTTGCGGGCCGCGCTCAAACGCATCAACGAGGGCGAATTCGGCTATTGCGAGGATTGCGGGGACGAGATCGCGCCCAAGCGGCTCGAACTCGACCCCGGGGTGGCACGCTGCATCTCCTGCGCATCGGGTTGAAGGGTCAAAGCGTGACTGTCAGCGTTCCGAACGCCCCGGCGCCATAAATGGCCGAGACCTGGGCCACGGCAAGGTCGGTCGCGCCGCTGGCCCCGTCGGTGGATTGTTTTGCCGCGGCATAGGTCCATTCGGGCGCGCTCACCTGCTCTTCGCGCAGGATCGCGCCGCCCTGTATCACCCGCACCACATAGCTTTCGCGTTCCTCGCCCAGCGGCACGTCGATCCCGTCCCAACTGTCGCCACCAATCCGCGTGCGCCGTACCCAGCTCAGACCAAGATCGCCGCCCGGACCTCGCATCGCGCGCAGATGCACCGGGCTGAGCGGTTTCAACCCGACGCCGGAAAACGCCGCGATCTGATGAACATAGGACGGGTCGGTATAGGCCCGCCGCGCCGGGCCGATCCGGTAGTGCCGGGCGCGGTTGCGTTGCGACAGCGCGAGGCCGACCTGACCGGGCACCCCGTCCATGAGAACGACATACGACCCCGCCGGCCAGACCTCGGGTTGCCAGGCGTCGCTGCCCAGTTGCCCGCGCAAACGGTGGCGCAACATATATGTATTCTCGCCGACAAGCTCGGCATTTCGGAACTGGAAAAGTTCCCAGTTTTCGGCGCTGCCATCGCCGATCGCGGCCAGGTTCGCACCGTTCAGCAGCGCCAGATCATCCACCGATTCAAGTTGTCCCGACGTGAGCTCGACCAGAAGCCCCTCGCCACGGTCGACCAATCCCGGTCGCGCCGCGAGAAGCGGTGCGCGGGTGACCCCGACCGTGGCCCGCGCCGCGACGATCCTGTCGAGCGCGTAATTGCTGTCGCTGTCCGAGGCGTGGACCGCGACCGACCCGGGCCAGGGATCGGCGGTGATCGCCAGGTGGGGCGCATGGGGCTCTTCCGCGCCACTCATCAACGGCAGGTCGAGAAAGAGCGGGAACACCGGCACCGGCGGCACGAACTCGCCAAGCTGCACGCCATCCTCGGCAATGTCGGAGGGTTGATAGGTTTCCGGCTCGATCCGAACTGCCTCGACGATCTGCGACGTGCCAAGCTCGACCCGGTCCACGCGCAAGAGATCGCCGCCCTCATCGCTGTCGAGCCTGAGCACATCGCCCGGCCCGATATCGAGCCGCGAGGGCGGCAGCGCAAAACGCAACCCGTCGCGCGCGACCCGCGCTTCGGAGAGCCAGCGCTCGACCACCTGCCGCCCCTCGGCGCGGGTGAGGGCAATGGGCAGTTCGCTGCTGGCCACCGCATGGGTTGCCGCGTCGGGCAGCACCGCCTCCTCGGCCAGGACGTCGAAATTCGCATCCGCTTGCACGAAACGCAGCCGCACCCGCCCGACCAGTTCGGCCTCGGCGGCGCGGCTGCGCTCGATCCGGCCCTCGATCTCGTCATGGGCGACAAGCGTCGCCGCGTCCTGCGCCCGGTCCTCGACCCCGTCGCGCATCACGAAGCGCAAGACTCCATCGCGCTCGACCGCGTCGAAGCCATGCGTGAGCATCAAGGGCTGCAACGCCGCGCGCGCATCGCCCACATCGGGCACCGTATAGCCGCGCACCACCCCGCGCAGGCTCGAGACGTCGATATCGTGCAGCCCAGCGCGCGCGCAGATCTCCTCGACCACCGAAGCGAGTGCCCGCGCCGAAACCCGCCCCGTGATCCAGTGCCCGCGTGCATAATTGGCCGCATCGGTCCAGAGCCCGTCATTCCCCGGAAAGAACGGATAGGGCCGCGCATCCCAGGCCCAGACATGGGCGCGCGACATGTCCACCATCGGCCCGCCGTATTCGGGACTGACAGGGTTGTTGGCCGGATCGTTCCAAAACCGCGTCATCGCGCGCAGATACTGCATCTGGATGAACTCGTCGCGCCGCCCGTTCGAATGATGGGGGAGCGCCGATTCCGACGATTTCGGATCAAGAAACTTGTTGGGCTGATTGGTGCCCTTGTCGATCGCCGCACAGCCGAGCTCGGTGAACCAGATTGGTTTCGACATCGGCACCCAAGGGGTCGGCTCTTCCTGCCGCACACCGCCAATACGTTCGTGATGGGCAAAACGCCACCAGTTGGCGATGTCCTTCACCCGCCAGATCCATGGCTCGTCATGCGCGCCATCGGTGATCGGGGTGCGGATCTGCGCCGCGCGGGCCTCGGGCGAGTGGTAATACCAGTCATACCCCTCACCACCCATCACGTTCGACTGCAGGTATTCGAGATCATGGATCGCGGGCCAGGCCTGCGCATCGAGATGATCCCGCCCGTCGCGCCAATCCGAGAGCGGCATGTAATTGTCGATACCGATAAAGTCGATATTCTCATCCGCCCAGAGCGGATCGAGATGGAAATAGCGGTCGCCCCCTGGCGCGTTGTAGCCGAAATATTCCGACCAGTCGGCAGCATAGCCGATTTTCGTGTCCGGTCCCAGGATCGCGCGGCACTCGGCGGCGAGATCGCGCAGCGCCTGCACCGCCGGAAAGCCCGCCGCCCCCATGATCTGGGTCAGCCCGCGCATTTCCGAACCGATGCAGAAGGCATCAACCCCGCCGGCGGCGGCACAGAGCGCAGCCTGGTGCAGGATGAAGCGGCGATAGCGCCACTCGGACGGGCCGGAATAGGTGACGGCACCGTCCGCAATGGCAAAATCCGAAGCCTGCGCCGTGCCGAAGAAATCGGCCACTTCCGCCTCGGCCTCAGCCGTGCCGTCCGGGCTGCCCGCGACCCCCGGGGCGAACGACGTGGTGATCCGCCCCCGCCAGGGCAGCGCCGGCTGCCCCTCTTCGCCGCTATAGGGATCGGTCAGCGTGTTGTCCGCGACCTGGTCCATCAGGATGAAGGGATAGTACACGACCGCCTGACCGGCGGCATTCAAGGCTTCGATTGCCTCGATCACCGAGGCATCGGCAGGCGTGCCGCCGTAAATCGGACGGTCGTCGTCATCGCGCGCCACCACCCATGCGCTGGCACGGGTCTCGCCCGCCACGCTCCACGGCATTTCGGCACCGTCGAACTCGGCCTGTTCGACCTTGGGCCGGATCGTGCAGTCTCCACAGCGCAGATCGTCCCCGAACCAACTCACGATGAGCGAGGTAGAACCACAATTCGGCAATTCCGTGCTCAGGCGCTCGACCGAAACCTCGAAATCCGCCTTGCCCGCAGGCGTGTTCACATTGGCCAGCACCGATTTTCCCACCCCGTGCGAGAAATGCACCGGCGTCGTGGCCAAGGCATACTCCCCCGATCCGGGCATCATCGCCACGGCACGGATGGCGTGGGCCATGTCTTCCTCGGCGTCGGAAAGCCCAGGTTGGGCCGGGCGCGTGACCTCGAAGGTGAATTGCGGCACACGGTTGCCGAACTGTGCAAGCTGGAGATCCTCGATCACCACATAGGCCGTGCCGCGATAGGCGGGCACCTGCCCTGCCCCCTCGACCGCCTCCATCTTCGCGTCCGGCGACTGGTCGCGCGTGCCGCGATGAATCCGCAGGTTCAGGTCATCCGGCGCGACCTCGGTCCCGTCGGCCCAGATACGGCCCACGCCGCTTATCTCGCCCTCGCAAAGCGCGATCGCCAGCGAAACCGAATAGGAATAGTCGCGCCGCTCGGGCTGGCGCGGGGCGCCCTTGCCGCCGCCCGTGACCGTCACGCTCTCGGAAAACTGCGTGGCCCAGATCACGTGGCCCGAAACCTGCATCCGGCCATAGACCTGCGCGATGGGGTCGCCCTCGCCCGCACCAGTGAGGCGAAACCGCTCGATCCGCCCGGTCTCCACCGCGTCCGAACCCGCGCCCATCACGCGCTGGTCGATCACCCGGCCCAGCGCAGCGCCGGCGAAACGGCCCACCGCGACCGACGACAGGCCCAGGACCGTGCCCCCGATCGAGCCGCCAATCGCCGCCCCGGCAGCGGAAAGTAGTATCGTCGCCATCAGTTGGCCTCCTTGGGAAATCTGAATCGCGCCGCGATCCGGCGCCGCCACGGGGTGCTGAGCGGGCTTTCGACCACCCCGTGCCCGGCATAGGAATGAATGAACGTCGCGCCCGTGCCGATGCGCGCGGCAAGCCCCAGATGCTTGGCGACCGACCCGGCGCACATCCGAAAGAGGATCACGTCGCCCGGCGCCTCATCGGTCAGTGACACCTCGCGAAGATGTCGCCGCGCGGCCTGCCATAACCGCTCGTCGCCCTGAGGCTCGGCCCAGTCCATCGAATAGGGTGGCACCGCTTCCGGCTCCCGGCCCAGAACCTCGCGCCAGACCCCGCGCAAAAGCCCCAGGCAATCGCACCCCGCCCCCCTGACGGCAGCCTGATGCCGATAGGGCGTGCCGATCCAGCCGCGGGCCGCGCGCACCATGTCGTCGCCTGTGCTCATCTCCGGCTGCCACCGGCCAATTGCCCGGATTGCCCCGGCTGCACCATCAGCCAGCTTTCGCCGGGCAGGTCGGGAAAGCCCTGGAAATTGAGCAGGTTGTTGAACTTGAGCCGACAGGTCGCCATCCGCTTGTCACATCCCGCCACAAGGCGGATCATGTCGCCCGGCGCGATCCCGTCGCGCATCGGGTGCCAGAGATCGATCACGCGCTGGCCGCTGTCGATCACGTCGCGCTTGATGATCCCGCGCAGCCCTGCGCTCGCACCGCTCAGCCCCTCCAGCACGCCGTGCGCGAACCATCCCGGCTCGAACCCCGGCAGCACGTCAAAGACGAACCGGCTGCGCTCCTCGACCGCCTCGACCGGCAATTCGGCAAAATAGCCCGGCGTCGTCACGTCGAACCCGCAGGCCGCATCGCCCAGAACCGCGGTGCAAGGCTTCTGATAAACTCGCCCCAACGGACGGTTGAGCGCCGCCGTCAGCCCACGCAGTTCGGCCCGGAATGCACCGCCCGCGCGTTTCAACTCACCGATCGTGCCACGAAACATCAACTGGCGCGCACTCACATCGGCCCAGTTCACCCGCCAGGCCCGCACTTCGGCCCCGTCGAAACGGCCGGCCTCGATATCGACCTCGGTCACGGCGGCATCCGACAGCGCGCCCAGCGCCTCGGTATTGTCCACCGAAAGGCCGGTGGATTGCTGAAGCGCCATGGCCGACAACCCTGTATCGGCCTTGAACGCGATCCCCTCGAAGCTCAGCCCCGCGTCATGGTCGGTAAAGCCGAAGGTCACGCCATCGGACCGGGTGATGGCCCAGGCATGGCACACCGTCGTCACGCCGCTTTGCAGATGGGCGCGCAGCCCTTCGTTGAACGCCATCAGACCCGCACCTCCACCACCGGAACGCTGGGCACGTCGCCCGCCCGGAACGAGGCCACGTTGGTCATGATCCGGTCGGTGTCGAACCGCACCGGCACGTCGAACTCGAAGCCCGCGGTGATGCGCATTCCCTTGTTGACGGGATGAGTGAAGGTAACGAACCCAGTCGTGTCATCGACCTCGTAATGCACGCCCTCCTGCTGTTCCTCGCCCTCGATGCCCACGCGCACGCTGCCCTTGACCGGCTTGGAAATGGGGCGAACATAGGTGAAATCACCCGAGCGGTAGGTCTTCATCAACTGGAACCCCGCCGTCACCTCGTCACCCACCGCGATCTGCTGATCGGTATAGGCAGGCGCGGTACTGGCCTTGCAGGATTTGAAATCCGACCAGTCCTTCCAGCGAAACCCATACATCTGCCCGCGCCGCGCCTCGAAGAACGCGATCAGCGTCTCGATATCGTCGAGAGAGCGCATCGACACCCCCGCGTCATAGCGCCGGCGCGCATGCGCCCAGGGCGTGTTGCGCTCCTCGAACCCGTTGGCCAGCGTCACGACATCGGTGCGCCGCTCCGGGCCGCCCACCGAGCCGAAGCTCAGGTTGGCGGGAAATCTCACCTCGTGGAAATTCATCACTTGCCCTCCCTAGCGATTGCGCTGGCCGCGGGCGATCGCCCGGCCCATCTGTGCGGCGATCTGCGCCTCGCTGCGCCGGAAACTGCCCGCGTCCGGCGTGGTGATGTTCATCACCACCTGGACGGGCCGCCCTCCCCCTTCCGTGCGCACCCCAAGCTTGCCATCGGACCCGCGCGTCAGCGGCATGATCGCCTCCGGCCCCGCCTCGCCCATAAGCCCGGTGCCGCCACGCATCGGGAAATAGGTCGGCCCGCCGACCACGCCGCCATTGGCAAATGGCATCACCCGGCCCTGGCTGAAAGGCGCGCCCTCGGCAAAGGGAAAGAGCCCGCCCATCAGGCTGCCCACGCCTTGCGCGAGCAGCCCACCGACATGATCCGTCACCGGCTTGACGGCGGCATTGTAGGTCGCGTTGATCATCGAGCGCGCCACCGTGTCGAGCGCATCCGAAAGCTTCGCCCCGTCCAGCAACACCCCGTCAAAGGCCCGCCGCAATCCCCGGCTCAGGCCCCGTTCGAGCGTCGCCACGTCCTGCCCGGTCTGGGCCATCGTGCCGCGAATGCGCTTCAACTCGACCTCGAACCCGGCGGCCACGCCGGTCGCGTCGCCCAGCGACCGTTCCAGCGCGTCCACCTGTGTTTCAAGCGCGTCCAGCCCGTCAATCTCTGCCATCGTCTTTCTCTCCTCGTTCGTCGGGGAAAGCGCGGAGCAGCTCGTCCAGCCGCGCCCGGCCCAGCGGTGCCGCGCCCCGTTCGGGGCCAAGCAGGAATTGCAATTCGGCCGGGGTCAGCGCCCAGAATTCCGCCGGGCTGAGGCCAAGGCCCCGCATCCCGGCGCGCATCAGCGCGGGCCAGTCGAACCCCGCCACCGGCTCAGCCCGCCTCGGGCAGCATGAAGGCCCGCGCCAGCAGTTCCGCCGCCACCCGCGCCGCCACCATCGGCCCGCCCGCGATCTCGGCCTGCACCAGGTCGGCGGCACTGCCCTGCCAGCCGCCGCCCCGCAGCCCCGCCACGATCAGCGCCAGCACGTCCCGGCTCGAAAACGCGCCACCCTCGAAGCGCTCGACAAGCTCGATCAGCGTGCCGCTTTCCAGTCCCGCCTCCAGCTCGGCCAGCGCCCCCAGCGTCAGCTTGAGCACATGACGTTCGCCGTCGATGACAAGCGCCACCTCGCCGCTCCACGGGTTCGCCATCACACCACCGCCGTGAAGTTCAGCGCCCCCGCCGAGGCGAGCGACAATTCATAACTCGCCTCGCCGTCATGGCTGCCGGCATAGTCGAGGCCGGTGACCTGGAACGGCCCTTCGACCACCCCGAAATCGGGGATCACCACCTGGAAGTCCGGGGTTTCGCCGTCAAAGAAGATCTGCCGTGCCCGCGCATCGCTGTCGGCGTCCTTGAAGACGCCCGAGCCCGAGATCGAGGCCGATTTCACCCCCGCCCCGGCCAGCAACTCGCGCCAGCCGCCCTGGGATTCGAGGCTGGTGACGTCCACGCTCTCGGCGTTGAAGCTTACCCGCGTCGCGCGCAGCCCCGCCACCGTTCCGAACTGACCGTCCCCGGTCAGGTCCACCTTGATCAACAGGTCCTTGCCATTCTGGGCCGCCATGTGATGTCTCCATTCGTGTCAAAGTAAAATTTCAGTCGTCCTGCACCCGGGCACGGAACCACAGGTCGATCCGCCGCCGGGCACCGCTGCCCTCGCGCCGCGCCAGCGCGCGCTCGAAGTTGAGATAGACAAGCCGCCCGCGCGCCAGCGCGAGGTCGGCATCAACCAGCACATCGCTGACCGCCGCCGCCACGTCCTTGGCCGCCTGGAACCCGGCGCTGTCGGTCACCACCGACACGGTGATCCGGTGCAGCGCGCCATGGCCGGTCTGGTCCGACCGGTCGCGGGTGAGTTCCGGGCCAAGCGTCACGTAGGTGCCGGGCAAGGCGCCCGCGGGCGACGCATCGAACACCGCGTCATTCACCAGCGCCGCCAGCGCGGCATCATCGCGCAACGCGTCGTACACCGCCGCCTGAAGGGCGGCCGCCACGCCATAGCTCATGCCGCCACCTCCTCATCCGCGTAACAGACAAGGTAACGCGCCGCAGCGTCACGCTCGGTCACGGCAAGGATGCGAAAGATCCGTCCCCCCTCGCGCAACCGCTGCTCGGGGCGCGGGCGCGTGCTGTGACCCACCGGCGCGGCGCGCACCGTGATGCGATAGCCCACCGTGGCCAGCGCCACCGCACCGCCCGCCTTCTCGCGTCCGGTGCGTGCCCGGACCTCGGCCCAAAGCTCGCCCAGCGCCACCCAGCTCTCGGCAAAGCCACCGGCCCCGTCCGCCACCCGCTCGGGCGTCTCCAGAACCAGCCTGCGGTTGAGGTGAACCCCGCTCATGCCGCACCTCCCGCGAAAAGCCGCACCGTGCGATACCGCTCGATGAGCGAGGTGACGCCGAACGGCATGCACCCGTCGCCCAGCGCCGTCTCGTGGCGGTATTCATAGTAATGCGCCGCCAGGAGCAGCACCGCCTGCGCAAGGTCCGAAGGCAGATCACCCCAGCCCGCGCCGAACCCCGCGACGAAACCGATCCGCGCCGATCCGCCCGTGGGAACATTGGGCAAGAGCGTGCCAACCGGGCGCAGCCGCGGGCGCTGCATGTCCCGGTCGAGCCGGTAAAGCGCGGGGTCCACAACCTCCTCGGCCTCGCCCCGGTCTACAAGCACCAGCTCGGTGATCGCGCTCACCGGCGCCACCGGCAGGGCCTGGCCCGCCTGGTCGCGCCACTGGGTCAGCACCCAGGAAAAGCCGCGCTCGATCAATATCTTGCCGGTGCGCGCCTCGATGGCCGCGATGGCCGCGCGCAGGAAACTCTCCAGCACCGCATTCTGCAAGCCATCCTCGGCAAAGCCCGAACCCAGCCGCAGATGCGCCTTGAATTCCTCCACCGGCAAGGCCGCCGGAGGCACAGCGGTTTCTTCGATCAACATCATGGATACACTCCGAAAAATCCGGCCCCTTTCGGGGTCATGCGGCGCACGGGGCCCGCGTTGCTCGGACGGAGGGGAGCAGCCGGCCAACGCCTGTCCCGACCCCGCGCGCCCGGGGGCGGGCCACCCCGCCCCCGATCCGCCGCCCTCAGGAGGTGGCGAATCTCAAAAGCTTGATCGCCGCGAAATCGCTCACATCGCCGCCCACGCGCTTGGTGGCGTAAAAGAGCACATGCGGCTTGGCGCTGAACGGATCGCGCAGGATGCGCAGGTCCGGGCGCTCGGCCACGGTATAACCGGACGCGAAATCGCCGAACGCGATCGCATCGGCACCACTGTCGATGTCGGGCATGTCCTCGGCAATGAGCACGCGGTAGCCCAAGAGGCGCGCAGGCTCACCCGCGGCAAGGCCATCGGACCACAGGAACCGCCCGTCATTGTCCTTGAGCTTGCGCACCGCGCCGGCGGTCTTGGAATTCATCACGAAGGTGCCGTTGGCGCGGTATTGCGCGCCCAGCGCGTAAACCAGGTCGATGATCGCCTCGCCACCGTCGAAATCGCCATCCACGCCGGTCGGCACATAGCCAAGGTTGCCCCAGCTCCAGCTGTCATTCGCCACGACCGTGTGGGTCAGGAACCCCGTGGGCTTGTCCACGCCATCGCCGCTCACGAAGGCCGCCGCCTCGGCGCGGGCGAACTTGTCGGCGATCCGGCCGGCCAGCCAGCCCTCGATGTCGAATGCGCTGTCATCGAGCAGGCGTTGCGACGCCTTGGGCAGGGCCGACAATTCATGCAGCGGAATGGTGATCCGGTCGATCGCGGGCGTTGCGGTCTCGCTCGCCGTGCCGGTCTCCGTGGCCCAGCCCGCGCCGACGTCCGAATGGTCGACCAGCACGTCATAAGACGTGGCCTCGACATTGACGACATTGGCCACCGCCCGGATCGACGCGGTCGATTCCAGAACACTGCGGATCTGCGCCGTGGTCTGCGGATCGACAAGGTAGCCGCCATCGCTCGCCACCGCGCTGCTCATCGCCTTGCCTTCAAGCTCGAGCCCGCGCAGCCCGTCATCGTCGCCCGAGCGCAGATAGGCATCGAACGCCTTCTTGTGCGGCGCGTCGAGATCGGCCGAGGCGGCCATCGCGGGCCGTGCCGCGATATGGGATTTTCGATCAAGCATGGTCAGTCGCTCTTCCTGCTGTTGAAACCTTGTGTGAATATCGTCCTTGAAGTCCCTGAACTCGCTCAGAAAGCCAGTCACGGCAGACTTCATCTCGGCCATCGGAGACACTTCTCCCCCGGCCCGAGCCTTGGTCTCGGGTTCACGCATCGCGTTTTCCTTCGTCTCTTGTTTGTCCCAGCGCGTCAGTCGCGCGCCAACTCGCGGGCGGCCGTGTCGAACACCGCCGCCAATTCGCGCCAGGTCTCGGCCTCGGGGCGCTCGCCCTTGGCCCCCACCCGCGCACTGGGCAGCATCGGAAAGGTTACCAGCGACACCTCCCAAAGCTCCAGTTCCTTGAGGAGCCGCAGCCCCGTGTCACCTTTCTGCGCCCGGAGCGTGCGATAGCCGATCGAGAGCCCGTCAATCGCCCCGGCCGCGATCAGCGCCGCCGCCTCGCGCGCGCGGCCCACCGCGTCGAGAAGCCGCCCCTTGACGTAAAGGCCCCGGCCATCCTCGCGCACCTCGTCCCAGATGCCGATCGGCTGCGCCGGGTCGTGCTGCCAAAGCATCTTGACCCGCCGCCCCTCGCCCGCCAGCCGCTTGAGGCTTGCCGCATAGGCGCCCGCTTCCACCACGTCGCCACCCTGGTCGCGCGCTCCGAAGAGGCTCGCATAACCTTCGATCATGGCGCCGCCACTCTCGGCTTGCGTCACGCTCAGCGCCCCGTCAAACCGGCAGAATTTCTTCTCCAGTCCGCTCATTTCTGCAAAATCCATCGCTCTCTCCATCCTCGTTCCCCTCACGGCGCCGCCGCGAGGATCGACTGGAACGCCTGCCCAAGGATCACGGCAACCACGCCGTAAACCGCCAGCCACAAACGCTTTTCCAGCCGCTCGATCATCTCTTCGAGCTTTTCCAGCCGACGCACCAACCCGTCATGCTGAAGCCGCGCCACCCGCTCATGCGCCTCAAGCCGCAGCGCGGGCGCGCAATCGAACGCCTCGAACCCGTATCTGCGCTCGTCCTCAATCATCCATCTCCCCCTCTGCGCTCATCGGCAGGCCCAGAAGGCGGCGCTTTTCCGCCACGCTCAGGAAATCGGCCTCGGCCACGCGCCGCCATTGCGCATCGCGCTCGACCGACAACGCGCTCACCTGGTCGAGATCGGGCTTGAGGGCGAGCCGCTCACCGCTGAAATCGCCCAGCCACGCGATCAGCGCGGCCGCCACCCGCTGCGCCATCGGCAGCACGGTCAGGCGGTAAAACGCCCGGTTGGCCTCCTGGTAATTGGCGTAAGTGGCATCGCCCGGAATGCCCAAGAGCATCGGCGGCACGCCAAAGGCCAGCGCGATCTCGCGCGCTGCCGCCTCCTTGGTCTTCTGGAATTCCATGTCCGACGGGCTGAACCCCATCGGCTTCCAGTCAAGCCCGCCTTCGAGCAGCATCGGCCGCCCCGCGTTGCGCGCGCCCTGGTGGTGGCTCTCCATTTCCGACACCAGCCGGTCATATTGGTCCGTGCTCAGCGCGCCCTGCCCCTCGGCCCCGCGATAGACGATTGCCCCCGAAGGCCGCGCCGCGTTGTCGAGAAGCGCCTTGGACCAGCGCGAGGCGCTGTTGTGCACATCCACCGCCTGCGCCGCCGCCTGCATCGGCGACAGGCCATAATGGTCGTCCTGCGGATGGAAACTCTTGATATGGCAGATCGGCGACGGCCCCTCGCCCACGGCAAAGCGGTGCTTGCGCCCGCCGACGGCGTATTCATACCCCACCGGCCAGCCATCGACACCGGGAATGAGGCTCATCCGGTCCGAGCGCAGCACGTAAAGCTCCACCGGCACCATGCCCTCGGCGCCCACCGCCTCGAGATAGGCATTCCCGGTCAGCAGAAGCTGCGCATAAAGCGCCTCCAGAAACTCGCCCGCGCCCTGCGTAGGGTTGGGCCGCCGCATCAGGCCCAGCACCGGGTGCGTGTCGAACCGCGTCTCGCGATCCTCAAGCACTAGCGGCAGCGCGGCGGCGGCCTCGGCGACGAGCTTGACACAGCGAAACCCCACCGGGTTGCCGGCAAACCCGGTCCGGGTGAGCGTGACCATGTCACGTGGGCTCCACGCCACCCGGCCCGCCCCGTGCCAGGCCATCACCGGCCCCGCCGCACTGGCCTTGGCCTCGGGGGCCTCTGGCTCGCGCGCCTTGAAGAAGTCAAATACCGCCATCCGGCTCTCCTCGGTTTCTCATTTCCGCCAATGCGTTGACACCGGCTCTTCATGCGATCCGGGGCTTGACCCGGCTTGTCGTGGATCATGTGGCAAAAGGTTTAAGAAGGGCTAACAGCACCGCGCGGTGCTCCTTTCCGCCTTCGCGGAAGAGAACGACGCTCATCTGGGGAGGGCTATATATTTGGGCGCGGAACAAGGGGCGCAGCCCCGCCGCGCCATCGCCGGGCCGCGGCCCGGCGATGGCGCTACCTTGCCCCCCTCACAACGCCCGCACCTGCGGCCTGCGCCATTTCGCCCCCGGCTCGATCAGAAGCTCGCTGAGCGCCCAGACCAGCGCATCCACCCGGTCCGGGCTGCCCTTGCCGTCGTAGCCCTGCACCGTCATCCGGCACATCTGGTCCTCCAGCTCGCCCAGCCCCTTGAGGTGCCGCACCCGCCCCTGTTCATAAAGCGCCGCCACCGGCTCGGCCCGCGCGACCTTGCCCCGCGCCGCGTGGACCTTTTTCAGGGGCACCATCGGATCGACCTGCCGGATCACCGATTCGACCAGGTCACCGCCCTGGTTCACCTCGGCCACCAGCTTTTCGGCCCCGAACCGCTCCATCGCCCGGATCGCGGCGCGCGCCCAGGTCGCCGGGCTGGCCGCGCGCACGCTCGCATCGGCCAGGACATAGGCCCGCCAATCCTGCACCGGACCGCGCGTGACAGCGCCCACCACCACGATCCCGCATTCGTCCGATCCGGCATGGCCCGTCACCGGCGGATCGACCGCGACAACCACGCGGTCCATCTCGGGCGGCGTCTCGATCCGCAACGCCTCCAGCGCCGCAGAGGTCCAGAGCGCGCCTTCCGCATCCTCCAGCAGAACGCCTTCCAGTTCCTGCCGGCCCAGCCGCGTCCCGGCATAGCGCGCCTTGACCTCGTCGAGGAAACCGGCGGCAAGGTTGGCGGCATTGGCCTCGGTCGGGGCATGCGTCACCACCGTCGACGGATTGCCCAGGATGGCCTTGAGAACCCCGACGTTGCGCGGTGTCGTCGTCACGCAGACCCGCGGTTCCTCGCCCAGCCGCAACCCGAATTGCAGCATGTCCCAGGTGTCCTGCGCCCGCTTCCACTTGGCCAGCTCATCCACCCAGGCCCCGTCGAATTGCGGCCCGCGCAAGCCTTCGGGATCATGCGCCGAGAACACCTGCGCCACCGCCCCGTTGGGCCAGATCAGCCGCTTGCGCCCCGCCTGCCATTCCGGGCGCCGGTCGGGCGGCGAGCAGGCGAGAATCCCGCTCTCGCCGAACACCATCACCTCGCGCACCTGGTCGATCGTCTCGCCCACCAGCGCGATCCGCCGACAGCGCCCGTGATCGCGCGGCCCCGACCCCTCGACCGATGCCCGCACCCATTCGGCCCCGGCGCGGGTCTTGCCCGCGCCACGCCCGCCCATGATCACCCATGTCCGCCAATCGCCCCCGGGCGGCAATTGATGTTCCAGCGCCCAGAACTCGAAGAGATAGGGCAGCGCTAGGAGCTCCTCTTCACTCAACTCGTTCAGGAAAGCGGCCTGGACATCTGGTCCTTCTGAGGCGATCCAGGCGGCACCCGATGCGAGTCCTTGCGGCATCGAGGTCAATGGCACGGGGTCGGTCGCGCCGGTCTTCTGTGATTGATCGTTTTTCAA